TACGTTCCTGTTTGTGCCTCAAACATGGACGGAGTCGGAACTTTGTCGATGGCTGAAAAACTAGCGACTCGACATATGTCAACATGCCTGACAAAGCATTTGACCCATCAAATATTGCTTGATAATAAGCCAGAGTTTAAAAAAGACGATTTTATTTTTGGAACTTTGGGGATGGATGATTTCAGCAGGGACATCATTAATGAAAGTGATCTTCGCAAACATTTTCAAATTATATCTTTGGATGTTGCAAACGGATACATGAAGCAGTTTGCTGATTTTGTCAACAAGATCCGAACAAAATTTCCTGATATTGGAATCATGGCAGGAAATGTTGTTACTCCTGATGGAGTAAAGCAGATTGCTGATGCTGGAGCCGACATCATCAAGGTTGGAATAGGTAGCGGATCAGTTTGCACAACTCGTCGCGTTGCTGGTGTTGGATACCCGCAGCTATCTACCCTTATTGATTGTCGTCAGATGGCTGACGAATGCGATGTAGGTCTACTGAGTGATGGAGGCTGCGTGCACCCAGGAGACATCTCTAAGGCATTCGCTGCTGGTGCTGACATCGTGATGCTGGGTGGCATGCTGGCTGGTCATGATGAGGGCGCAGACGATAGCGTAGTGATTGACGATGGTGAGCGTAGGAGATTCATCTTCGCCGGGTCTTCTTCTTCTCGTGCTTTAAAAAATAGTAAAAACGAAAGCAAGTATCGAACCTCAGAGGGCAGTGTAGTAATCATGGACGCAAAGGGAGGCGTTGATGGAGCTTTGATTCACATAGAAGGCGGATTGCGATCTGCATGCTCATACACCAACAGCGCAAAACTTTATGAATTAAGAACGAATGCAAAATTCATCCGAGTCAATCGTCAGCTCAATGAGTACTTTGAAAATCAAACAATAGGTATTTAAGGACAATCTGCAATAGATTCCCACTTTGCCGGTATGGTGAATATACATCCTTCGCAGTTCATACTTAAAAGAAAGGACACAATGGAAGACAAGGCTAAAGGAAACAAGGTAACTAATGGCGATATTGAGTTCGCATTATTCCTTGCTGATTCCGAAGACAACAAAGAGGCTTCTGGAATGCACAATTTTATAGTTCCACCGAGCATCTATAAAGTTTACATAGAGACATCGACAAGAGACGATGGATTTGATCCGGCAGATGAAATGAATGAGGTTGCCTACAACGTTTATGTTGCAGTTGATGGCATGTACTTCATGTTTGGCCAGTTTAGTACTCGCAAGCAGGCAGTCATGTTTGCAGAAGTCACTTCGCTTCAGGTAGAAAAAAATCTGAAGAATAAGCTAATCTCTAATCTGAACACCACAACCTTTAGGGGAGAAGAAGATGAATAAGTCTGGACGTAGAATGATGAAAGTTCGTAAGAAGCGGAAAGAGAATATCAAGGCAAAGGTACGCGAACAGATTACGCAGGCAGCTATTGCGAAAGAGGCGCGTTCTCGCAAGCGTAAGAAGACTAATCAGAATTGAAGTTCTTCAATGCTGTGCAGGGCAGATTGTGGAATGAACCAGGCTTTTGGTCGATCATTATAAGTTTTTGGTTCATGATCATATCTTTCTGATCCTTTGATCCATCCAGTAATCCTGTAGCGACAGGCGCTCCCGACCACTAGGACATAGGTCTTGTGGTCGGGATCGTCTTTTCTTAATATAAGGTCGTAGTCGTCTTCTCTTCTAGTCCTGACCTCAAATTCAAGTACGTCTGGTTGTGACCTAAAGGTATTGACCGTAAGAGCCTGATTGCTGCCTACATATTTTTTAAATGCGACTTCTCCCCTAGCGCCCAAGAGATGATATTCAAGGTTTCTGCCACCTTCTGCCCCATGTTTATCTTTTAGATTAAGTTGTGACACCCCACTCATTCTTGCGTTTGCCAGATCGCATGCTTCTGCAAGATCTTTTTTTGATAAAATTACTATTTTTCCTACCATATTTCATTCATCTTCTTGTTTGTGTTGTTATACTATTTGCATGTCTATTGACCAAGTCACTCTTCAGCACATGTTATCGGAAATGCCGCAGGTTTGGGTCCGCCACCGCAAGAAGGCAAAAGGAAGGGCTCCCCATTGGGCAAGGGCTAGGCTCCTTTCGATATCAAAAAACTTTGCAGTCATCAAGCCGGTCAAGCATGGCGGCAGAATTGAAAAAGTCCAACTTGAGACGATAAAGTTATGGAATAGCATGAATGGCAAGCTTTCCATGAACAATGAATAGACTTCCGCCTATAGTGTATTTTAGTAGTCTTGAAAAACAAACCTTCAGGGTAGATAATTACATAAAATCTTGGATAGATGAACTTAGGGCGACATTTAGAATATCTTTCCTTGATGCTGACTTATCTCCATATACAGTTGCAAAATCTAAAGATCTATTTAGGGATAGATATTATGTTTCATTAAACATGATTGATGATTCAGCTTTTGCTGCATTTTGTTTTGATGGCGGGCCAATGTGCTCATTAGAAGTTTCTAATTTCATTAAAAGCAAAAACATAAAAAGAATTGGCGTTATATCTCGTGGAGACATAAGACGAGATATGGAATACGCCATTTCTATGGGTATGTTTGATGTGGTTGTAATAAGTCAATGGTCTAAGCCCTATGGATTTGACAAGCGAGTTTTGGATATTAACCCAGCACAGTCCATATACTTACTTGAAGATTCTTTTAATATAAATATAAATGACAAGAATACCAGAAAGGGCATGTGCGCTATCGTTGATCTATCTTATTCAGTAAAAACTATAGTAAATGCTCAGTTGAACATATTATCTAATGCCTTTGGTGATGGACACTTACATAATGTTCACGATTATAATATTAAAAGTTTTTCCGATGGCTATATTGTATTGCCTCAAGAATCCGAAAGCACTACTATTATAAGATTCGCGGCGTCACTATCATGCCAAGGTTTACCAGTTTTTGTTCCTAAAGAAAAAATAGATAAATTTGGATTTGGTATGCCGTATAAAAGCTTGTTGGATATAAAAAATATGACGATAAATATTAATAAATATGAGAATAACATTAAGTGTTTCAATTCTCATGAATTTGTTAGGGAAATATTATCTATAATTCATAGGAGTTAAAATGAGAGAAATAATTTGGTCTGTTTGCTCTGGAGACAATTGTTTGGCATTTCAAGGTTTTGTGAGATCATTGAGAGCCTCTGGCTATGCTGGAGACATCGTTGCCTGGTCTGAATTTCAGATCACTGGCGCTGAAAATATTCCACTAGATCAAAAAATTGAAATTGATTCTCGTGGTATGTGGAAATTTGAATACATGAAGAAGATTCATGAGCTGTATCCAGATGCTCTCTTGGCTTATTTTGGACCATATCATTATTCTGCACACAAATTACCTACTTCTTTTGCTGAACTCATGAAAGAAGAAGACGCAATGTGCTTTTTAGAATCAGATATTCTGTGCGAAAATACACTTAAATTAGAGTGGTCTGGCATAAACAACTATCAGTTATATGATACGTCAAGAACATTTGGCAATTTATCTGATCAATTTTATAATCTCAACGCTAATCACTTTTTTGTAAAGCCAGATTATGTTAATACTTTTTATGAATTAATTTCTGAGGCTTCTAGTCACCTTAAAAGAAGACTATTAAAGATTTCAGATGAAATTTGCCTATCAATGGTCATGAATACAATATGTAAGAACAAAAACGCTTGTAGCATAAGAGAAAATGAGAACTGGTACGCCATGGATGTTCAAAATATATTTAAGGACAAACTGCCAGATGCTACTGCTTGGGAGACAGAGGAATGGTTTACTGGGGAAAAATCCATGGTCAATCCTGCTTTGATGCTTATTACAGGAAACCTCAATACTCTTAAGAACCTAGGTAGAAGTACGCTTGGTCCTCGTATAACAAAAGATGGACAAGCACCAGTGGCAAAGGGCTGTAGTTCATGCCAGCGGTCGAAGCCACAAATGGAGGTAAAGCCAGTAACTTAAACGTATTACAAAAATAGTAAAGTTGCTTTTTTAAAAGGAATTACTATGATTATTCAAAGTTTTTTAACAATTCAAAACCAGATTAAGATACTGCACTGGCAAACCACTTCCTATGCTGCTCACAAGGCTCTTGGGAAAGCCTACGACGAGCTGGACGACCTTATGGATCAATTTGTCGAGGTGCATGCTGGAGGTGACCGAGGAATCCTTAAAATAGATTCTTTGTCTACTAAGTGTCATAGCATAGAGGCGGTTAAGCCTATGGACTTTATTGACAGCGTAGAAAAATTCATTTCAGGTAAGCTTTCTGAGTCTATCCCAGAAGAGCGTACCGACTTGCACAATATCAAAGATGAAATGCTTAGTGTAGTAAATCGTACACGTTATTTACTAAATTTACAAT